ACCTTGGGTTAACTTTGTAGAGAAGGGTTCTCTTGAGAGTAAAGATAGAGGTGGGTTAGTTTGAGAGCAAAGGTTACCTTGGGTTAACTTTGTAGAGAAGGGTTCTCTTGAGAGTAAAGATAGAGGTGGGTTAGTTTGGTACAAAGGTAACCTTGAGAGCAAAGATAGAGGTGGGTTACCTTGAGAGAAAGATGCCTTTGGTTAACTTTACAAAGAACTATTTTCAGATACCCTGGAGTTAACTTCTGTAGAGCAAAGGTACTCTCCGGTTAGCTTTGTAAGGAATGGTTTCTACAAAGGCAGAGGTTCTCCACGGAGCAAAGAATTAGGTAATCCCTCTGTAGTTTAGATATGCGCAATACACATATCTAACTATCTCCAATAAAAAAACTTGTATAACCCAGGCTTCAGGAAGCAGAGCATAAACTTACCCCAAAGCTTCGCTTCCTCTGTAAACTTTGCAGAGAAGTTAACCTAGTTCTAACCTTTGCTCTGATGACAACCTCATCTACAGAGTCTGGAACTTCCAGACTTTACAAAGTTAACAGATGGTCGAACTAGCTTTGCTCTCAGGAGAACCCTTTGTGCTAAACCTTCCCTACAAACACAATCCAGGGCAACCTTTACCCTCTACAAACCAAAGGTAACCTTTGCTCTGATGAGAACACTCTCTACAAACAAAACTAACCCAGGTCCACCTTTGCTCTATAGGTAACCTTTGGTAGCAAACTAAACAAAGACTACCATTGCTCTGTAAGTAACCTTTGGTACCAAACTAACCAGGGTGTGAACTAGTTCACACCCTTGCTCTGTAAGTAACCTTCTCTACAAACCAAAGGTCAGAACTGGTTCTGACCTGGGTAACCTTGATAGTAACCTTATGGTCGTTCTATTATTAGAAAGAAGCTTCTTTGTAATAACCACCCCTACCACCGATAAAAACAAACCTCTCGTATAGAAATGTCGAGTTCAAGGTTGGATTTTCTCCTGTATGAAAGAGCCAAGTTCACGTCCCATCTCCTGAAGCTAGAGCACTTTTACAAGATTTACGAAAAGGTGCCCTGTGCTGTTTTGGAAGAATGTAAAGTTAGAATAGAGGAGACGAAAGAAATCCTGCAGGATATCGACCATAACATAGACAAGGAAGAGAGACTTATCAGAGGCCAGCCTTCTACTCCCTAACTCATAGAAGAGGGAAAGCGGAGAAAGGTTAAACTCAGCACTACCAAAACCAACAACACGCCTAGAACTATGGCTAATGCGGTAGTTCCGGAACAAAGAAACAACTTCATGAAGAACATGTACTGGGGAGACAACCAACTACCTCCCTCTAGAGTTTTGAAAAAGGTCCCCGGACTTTCCTTGTTGTAGTTGCAGATGCAGGCAGAACCGAGCAGGAGAGGGGAGAGACTGAGAAAAGAGAAGGAGGAGTTTCTAATAACCTTGTTTAGGATGCCTGGTCCGGTGCTATACATAACTTCTAAATGCTTGCCGATGGCCCATAGGGGAGGTCTGTTAAGGTTATCTAGCAACTCTAACCAGAAAGGGTGTTCTGGAGTAGAGGCCAGAAAAGAGTTGGTTAAGCAGTTTAGATTGTTGGCACTAGGTACCAAAAGTAGATCGGCCTGAGGCAGTTCATCAAAGCTTCTTTGCGGTTCCAGGTCTAGGTCTAGATAATAACCTCCGTAGCGATAAAGAAACATGTAGCGAATCACGTCTGCCTTTTGTATGCCATACTTTAGACTGTTCCAGAGAGGTAGATACTGGGGAAAGTGCTTTCTTACAAACCTCTCGTTATCATCGTCTGAGAAGAGATAATATTGGTATTCAGGCATGAGACGAGAGATGGCCTGAGGTGACGATTTCCACTTGTCAGGAACATCTCTAGTCTTCCAGGTTTGCATTATAATCTTGGGAATAGCCATCTTTTACATCCGAATATAATCTTATGACGAGGAGTTAATAATATTCTTACAAAGAATATTATTAAGAGGGTAGAATGGAAAAGATCAGACCTTGCTTGTGTTGAAGGATTCTTTCCTCGTGATTTTTCCATCTGGTGTTGTAGTAATCATCTCTAATACTTACAAACTTTGGATAAGGGGCCTTTAGACGATAACATAGAGAGTAGCAAGCCAGAGCATTGTCTGCATTCTGCATTCTGCATGTCTTGGGGTAACGAAGTGTAGAGAAGAGTAGCATTCTGCATGATGTTTGCCTCGGGTCTAGTTTTACAAAAGACCTTTTCTAGTAGAGGTGGGATGGGAGGAATCTCTAGAGCACGTCCCGCAAACAAAGGTGGATAAATGTGCTTTTCAGTAAAGCTAGGCATCATCCTCTTCTTTTCATCCTTCTCCAGCATGCACAAGAGCATCTCTATATGCTCTGATTTTAGGTTGCGAGAAGAGAGATAAGACGTTCTGTCTGAAAGAAACGAGTCTAGAGAGTCTATAAACTTGCTCTTACTCTCTTGAGAAAAGAGGTACTGGCCAGTAAGAATAAAGAAAAAGGTTACTCCCAAGGCCCAGATGTCTGACTTTTCCTGATCACGAGACTCGCCATTTATAATTTGGGGAGAGGAAATTAGAGGAGTGCTGAGTTTGCTTCTACCACCTTTTACCGTGGCAGAGCCAAAGTCGGCCAACTTTAACTTTCCAGCAACCATGAGGCAGTTGTGCGCCTTGATGTCACCGTGATAGATACCGTTTCGATGCAAGTAAGCCACGGCACAAAGCAAAGAGTTAAAGATGTCCAGTCGTTCTTCTTCAGAGGGGTTGTTCTTGCGTATGTAGTGCACCAAGTCACAGTCTGCCAGTTCCAAAACCAACTTTAGTCCACCTGGGGCTAGTCCAGTTATGCCGTAAGCAGAGATTATATTCTCGTGATAAAGAGAAAGCAAGAGAAAGGGCTCCAAGACGTAATCCATGTCTGTAAGTTTCTTGAAAGCGCACGGCTTACCTTGCCAAGTTCCCTTTTTAATCACGCTTTGTGCTCCCTTACCCAACATGTCGATGAAATATGTACCGCTGGTACATATTTCAGATGCTTAAGAAAGGTGGATGGTACAGATCATCACTGCATTATCATGAAGAACATGTGTAAAAGAATTATCTTCTTTGTTCATGGAAGAGATGACTGAACCTATTCCTCCTTCTTGCAGGTCTAGGATGCCATAACTTATGTATGCATTGTTAAAACTAAAACTGCAGGAGAGAGAAAGCTGACCCTTTTCATAAGAGCATCCTTGCACACCAGAACCTAGAACGCAAACAAAAGGCACCGTGTTGCTACTTTCTATTCCCTGTAGACTTTCTAGAGGAATGTTTACTATACAGAAACCACCGGAAGAGTTTGAGTTTTGGGTCGTGACGATATTCCCTGTAGGTTTGGAGGAAAGATAATTTCTTCTAACAGAGGTTGATTGAGAAGGTTTAATAACCCCACTAGAAGACACAAAGCTCATTTAGGATTTCTTCCTACTTTCTTAAATGAAGTTCCTGAAGAAAAAGCCCAAGGTTAAGGAGAACGTTCCCATTCCTCAGTACATTATCACTGAAAGAAGGACTAACCAGCTTCAGGCAGTCATAGATTATAAGATTAACGATCCTGAATACCGAAATAACCCAGAGAGGGAATCCTAAAGTCCCCAAGTTTTATTATCCCCAGAGAGGGATAATAAATCTAAGTTTGCGTTATGTTAAAGACAGAGAAACTAGACTCTTCTCTATATACCACATCTCCAGGGTTACCTGCTCCTGCACTAGGATTAAGATAATAAGCTAATCTTAATCTATCTCCCGGCAGCATACGAATTAGACCAGTCGTAGGAGCGGCCAGATAATAGCTTTGCCCTCCCGTAAGGTTGGTTGTGAGAAAAGTTGCAATAAAGTCTATTCTTACGGTAATTTCGTTTAGTTGTACCGAGTTTGTTAACATGTAAACGTTTGTGGCCGAGGTGTTGTATCCGCAAATCTTGAAGGCATAGTAATAGACACCCGTACTTCCAGCCACAAATTCGTTTGTTACAGCATTGTAGGTTGACCCTGGCGATATCAAGGTTACCTCGTCAAACTCGTAAGGCGTAACGTTTGCTATTACATAAGGTATGTTGGTTGATGTAATAGCATCCATAAACTCGGAACTCAGGGCTCCTGTCTGACCTTGACTACCTGTTACTCCTGTCTGACCTTGACTACCTGTTACTCCTGTCTGACCTTGACTACCTGTTACTCCTGTCTGACCTTGACTACCTGTGTTTCCAGTTACACCATCTGCGCCTGTCACACCAGTGTTACCCTGTTGTCCAGTTACACCATCTGCACCTGTTACTCCTCTCTCTCCTATATTACCCTGACTGCCTGTCACACCAGTGTTACCCTGTTGTCCAGTTACTCCTGTGTTTCCAGTTACACCAACACCAGTATTACCTTGTTGTCCAGTTACTCCTGTGTTTCCAGTTACACCATCTGCACCTGTTACTCCTCTCTCACCTGTATTACCTTGTTGTCCAGTGTTACCTTGACTACCTCTCTCACCTGTATTACCTTGTTGTCCAGTGTTACCTTGACTACCTGTCACACCTGTATTACCTTGTTGTCCAGTGTTACCTTGACTACCTGTCACACCTGTATTACCTTGTTGTCCAGTGTTACCTTGACTACCTGTCACACCAACACCAGTGTTACCTTGTTGTCCAGTTACACCAGTGTTACCTTGTTGTCCAGTTACACCAGTATTACCTTGTGGTCCGGTTATACTTGCACCTGTTGCTCCCTGTTGTCCAATGCCTGTGTTACCTTGACTACCAGTCACACCTGTGTTACCTTGTTGTCCAGTCTGGCCTTGACTACCTGTTACACCTTGTGGGCCTGTAATGCCGGATGAAAGGCAAGGCAAGGACAAGATCAAGGGTGTATACGAATCAGTAACGTATATGGAAGCCATACGGGGATGTTTTCTTGGGTAAATCTTTATGTAAACGTGTACATAAAGATTTTTAGTAGGCTAGCTCGATGTGGGGCCTGATACTCTCGATAATCTTTATAAACTTTTCATAGATAGGGTCTATGATTTCGTGATGTGGACCACTGATGGTTAGAATGCCTGATCTGTAGACGGTAAAGGTTACGTGTGGAGAGTCCTTCTTTCTCTTCATGGTCTCACTGTGAGGATGTTCTACCGTGACACTGTAATCGATGGTGTTGTTATAACGAGCGGTAAAGTCTGAAACACCATCTATTCTTTTGGCTAGTTCTCCTCTGTTAACCTTGAAGCCGAGAGAAAAGTTATAGTTGGCCATGGCTTTACGAATGCCAATGAGTTGCATGTCACGAGCAAGCTTGTCCTTTTCATTGTTTAGGAGATAGATGCCTTCACCAGAAGAGGAGAGAGGTCTGTCTCCTTTCAAAGACTTTCTAAAGTTGTCTATCATGTCGGTGAATTGCTTAATCTCGGTACACTTGGTAGCATAGTAGATGAGCTTTTCCATGATATCTTTGTCCAAACCCTCGAGACAACTCTCATCTTCGTTGCCGTTATTAACATACTCTAGGGCTGCATCGAGGTGTTTCTCTTCCATCTTGGACAAGAGTTTTTCCGCTTCTACCACATGAGCAAAGATAAGGTTGGTAGCTTCATGCACCATGGATATATTCTTAATGCCACACATGTGCAGCTTGCCCTTGGATATCTTAACATTAACATTCTTGTTGGTAGTCGACATGTCTACAGTGATAGAATTCTTAAAAAAGCGCGGATGTACAAACTGTACATCACCTAGAACTACTCCTTTGTAGCGGGCAGAGAGGAGAGAGCCACTCTTGAGTAGAGGCAGGGCTACTTTCTTGGAATTCTTAAGGATGGTCTTGAATCGGGTCATGGTTAAGAGAGGAAAGAACAGATCGATATCGATCAAGGGTTCAAAACTTACAATAACTACCATGGTGGTAACCGGAATCTCTTCTAGGCGAGGAAAGGACATCTTATTTAAATAGGTTTAAAGATTATCAAAGACTACAGGTTCTTTTGAGAAGCTTTAAGGGTATTAATAATGTCCTCGGACAAGACTCTTGTGGTTCACGCCTACGATTGGGGGATAAAAGATATAGATGGACGGATCAATGTTATGGCCTGGTGCCTAGATGAGCAATCGCAATCGCACCTCTTGCGTATTCCTTATAATTATGTGTGTTATTTGGAGTTGCGTCCTCTTATGGTGGGAAAGAGAAAGATGGAGTGGAAGCAAGGCATAGCAGACTATCTTATCAAGACCATTAACAAGAGTTTGGGTGAGTTTGCCCCCATAGGAACAGAGTTTCTCTTTCGAGAAAAGTTTTACTACTATCAGGGGAAGAAGAAATATCCCATGGTCAAGTTTGTCTTTAACAATCCTGTAAGTCTGCAGAAGCTGACGGCCATGACTAGGAGACCTATAAAGTTTGAGGTTAAGAGAGATGGTCGTTGTGTAAAGTTGGAGGCTAATAGCACCTTGTGGGAAGACAAGCAAACCCAATTCACGCCCATCCGTAAGCTCTTAACAGAGAGAGGTTGCGGTTATGCGCAGTGGTTTGAGATTTCCACCTCTCCTTGCAGGCAACCTACTAGTACCATACCTGAATGGACAGGAGACCACAAGACCATGAAACCACGTCCCGATATCAAGACCATCACTAGTCCCAAGATCTTCTCTTTCGATATAGAGTGTTACTCTAACAACCATCGTGCCATGCCTAAGGAGTACATTCCTGAACACGTGGTCTACATGATCTCTTGTGTAGTATTTAGAAACGGGCGACCGGAGAGAGAGAAATATCTCATCGTCTTGGGTGAATTAGAGATAGAAGGGGTTACGGTCATCAATGTAAACTCGGAAGAAGAGCTGTGCGACGCCTTGGTAGATCTCATCATCAAGACCAACCCAGACATCATCACTGGTTACAACATCTTTGGTTTCGATTATCCTTACCTCTATTCTCGTCTAGGTCTGTATAACCAAGAGTGGAGAAATATCAGCCGAACCAGGGAAGGTGTTAACCTACTCAAGGAGATTAACTGGAAGTCTTCTGCCTACTCTAGACAACACTATTACATGATGGATGCCCAAGGCAGAATAAACTTTGACCTCTACACCCTGGCTCGGCGTGAGATGAAGTTGCTGCGTTACAACCTGGAAACTGTGGCTCAAGAGAACCTGGGTCGAGGTAAGCATGATATCAGCGCCGTGGAGATGTTTTCCATCTATGAAAAGTATACCTCGAATAGGGAAAAGTACAAGGCCGAGTTTCAGAGAGTGGCAGAGTATTGTATAGAAGATGCTCTCTTGGTAGTAGACTTGATAGAAAAGCTCAACGTGTGGATTTGGTTGGTAGAGTTTTCTTCCGCCATGGGAGTGTCTGTGGCCGATCTCTTTATTCGAGGCCAACAGGTACGTTGCTTCTCCCTCTTACAAGATTTGGCTATTAAGAGGGGTATTGTCATGAACAAGGAAGTTATGGCAGATACGGGCAAGTATCAAGGTGCCTATGTCTCTGAGCCTACTCCTGGCCTGTTTGAACACGTGGCTTGTCTAGATTTCAACTCTCTCTACCCCAACATCATGCGTGCTTACAACATGTGCTACACTACCCTCATCAGGCCTGAACAGCAAGACCATCTGGAAAGTCTAGGTCTAACCTTGGACGATGTGCATATTATCGAGTGGGATGAGGAGGATGAGAAGACAAAAGAGAAGAAGCATTTCAAGAATGTTTTCGTCAAGGAGCATATTAAGAAGGGCATCTTCCCTGAACTTTTGGGCGAGCTCATCGATAAGAGAAATGCGGTTAAGAGGGACATGAGAGGAGTAGATGTAGAGAGCCTGTTTTACAAAGTTTGCGACAAGAAGCAACTGGGTCTCAAGGTGGTGGCCAACTCTGGTTATGGCTTTACAGGTGCCTCGCAAGGTTTCCTTCCCTGTAAAGCTATTGCGGCCAGCGTCACGGCTATGGGTAGAAAGCACATTCTGGAAGCCAACGATTATATCAGCCAAAAGTATGGTTACAAGGTAGTCTACAACGACACAGACTCGGTCTTTTTCGTGGTTAAAGCAGATAGCTATGAGGAAGCTTGGAAGATTGCCAAAGCTATGGAGAAGGATGTCTCTTCTGTCTTTCCCTTTCACCTGAATGTGGAACTGGAAAAAGTGGGACGTGCTTTTTACATAAAGAAGAAGATGTATGCTTTTTGGGGAACCAGTCCTCAAGGCGTGTTTTGTGCCCCTGGAAAGATTATGCACAAAGGTACCACTCTTACTCGCAGAGACAACTGCCTTTGGCAGAGAAGTTTGTTTGAGATGACCTTGATGGACTGTCTTAACAAGACTTCTCTAGATGACATGTTTGCACACATCTCGGAAGAAGTTATCAACCTCTATCGTAGAAAGTATACCTGGAGCGACTTTGTGGTGGTTAAATCTGTAGGAGAAGAGTACAAGGTTAACACCAATGCCATGGCCATCTTTAAAGAGTACATGGCCGAGAGAGGCTGTCCCATCAACCCAGGCGACCGTATCGATTACATCATCACTGATAAGAAGAGTACCTACCTGGGGGAGAAGATGCTTTCTCCTGAGCATTTCATCACTGATGGAGCCAAGGTAGACTATGACTATTACCTAGAGCACTTTGGAATAAAGAAGATTGAGAAGCTCTACAACATTGCTCATGGTGAGGAGATAGAAAAGAGAGAGTATGTGCACCGAGAGCGCTGTGCTTATATGGCTCTGCGTGACTTTCTTAATCTTTACCCTGAGTATCTAGAGACTGCTCAGGCTAAGGAAGACTATTTCAGCACCTATCAAGCCTTGGTAGAGCAACTAAAGACGGTTAGCTTTAGAGGCATAGTTAAGATTAGAGACTGTCTTAGCAAGCTTTACAATAATCGCACAAGGAAAGCCTTAACTTCCTATGTTTGTAAGAACCCGGTTAAACAGCAGTACAAGCTGATTCAGACCAAGAAGCTTTGTCTCTATGAGCTCTTGAGCAAGGTTCAGACCGTGGATGCCTAACCCTTACCCCTTAATTATATTCTAAACTAGTAGAATATAATTAATCCCATAACATCTAACAGAGATTTCAGCAGAGTACACAACCTGGTTGTTGCTCCTTAACCTCTTTGGGGAGTTTGGTAAAGTCTGAAGGTTCTTCTACAGCCTGGCTTAGGTCTACTTTGGTAAACTTTTGTACATCTTCGTCAGGAGAGGAGAGAGGAAAAGAAAAGGCCCGGTTCCCATTCTTATCATGGCAATACAAATAATACCTAGGTCTCTCCTTGTACGTGCTATCAGCAATCTCGTATGAAGGCCACCAGACTCTCTTGTATGAAGCTAGTTTTGGTTTCTCTGCTTGAGGGTCCAACTTGAGAGCAACAAGATCTACACGGTTCTCATGTTTGAGGGTGCAAATCTTATCTCCTTGACTAGTATAGTAGGTTACTTCTTGGCTAAAACCGCGTATACCTAGAGGAGTTTGTTTGTGTACCGAATCAGTGATCTTGGGCCAACAATCGTAAACATAATAAGAAGCACCAGGTATAACAAAGTCGTCCATTTTCTAGAGAGAAGAGGGTTTTTATGAGATTTGCACCGCGCCCTTATCATGGAGTGTGTTAATGGATACAAGTGCCTTGAACTCTTGGGCTCTGGTTCTTTTGGACAAGTGTACAGGGCAGAGAAGGATGGAGAGCAATGGGCTGTGAAAAAGTTTAACCCTTCTTCCCTCTTGTGTCGTGACGTGGTAACCCATTGTACCGAGATAGACATTTGTCTACACCTGTCTTCTCCTCATCTAATCAAGGGTAAAGAGTATTTCCACCACAACTCACAATACTATCTAGTTATGGAGTTGGCCGAGTGTAGTTTGACAAGTTACATAACAGGGTCTAATTCGGACCTTCTCATTCCACAACTCTTACTTTGTCTACAAGCACTGCAAGAGAACAACCTCTCACACGGTGATATCAAGAGTACAAACTTTCTAGTTAAGCAAGACAAGGTCTTGTTGACCGACTTTGGTCTCTCTCGTTCACAAGATGTAACCACAAGAAACACATTCCAAAGTTGGACCATGGATAGTCCTCAGAATATGGTTGCTAACCATTGTATTAGTAGGGTAGATATTAACAAGCATCACGATATATTCATGGAAGACCCTGATGGGTTTGATAACGTAGGTGACGTTTGGGCACTAGGAGTTACCATAGTTCACCTTCTTACAGGCAAGTTACTTTTCTACTCTCCAGACTGTAGTAATGTACAAGGCTATCTTCGACTCATGGAAGAGTATATCTCTGGACCAGAGGTTTATCTTTCCAAGACTGGTGTAGACAAGATGTGGTTTCCTCTCCTTCTTCGCATGCTCTGTCCTAGTTACAAGAGTAGAGTTAAGAGGGTTTCTGACTTAACCGGGGTTAAGTTGTTGACGGATGATAGTTTTTACTGCAGGGTTGAACCAGTGACGGGACCAGTCTTTACCTGCATGTTGGAGTGGGGAGAAAAGATCTTTACCTACTTTTCTCTTGCACATGATACTATCAGGGAAAGCAAACTACTTTACCAACACTGCTACCAGAAGAAGAACATGCAGCACGTGACCGATACAAAGCAACACATGATGCTTCTTTGCTCCTGTCTAACTATAACAAACTCTATGCACCAAAATAACCTAATTCACGCGATAGACGTTGCTCACGCCTCTAGTGATGCGTTTGATGAGGTTGAGTTCACCATGTACCAAAACAAACTTTTCGATGAGTTGCAAGGAAGAGTGTTTGTCAAGGCCTAGTGGTTTGTTAACCATCCAGCAAAATATATATCCTAGGATATATATTTTCTAACCCATCTCCTCGTAACTAGAATGCTCTTCTACCCAACCCCAAGGGTAATATGTAAACAAGGGTATGTGTTTGTCCTTGATACAAACAGAACAAGAGATAAAACTTTCTTCTATCTTACCCTCGTCGTCTGAGCAAATATCACCTTTGCCTGAACGAGTGTTACCCTCGTCTGAACCAAAGTAAGTGCGTCTCCAGTAGGTTTCCATCTCTGGATGGTTATGGTAAAATCTTTCTCTGTCCTTGTAGTCTTGTAGATTAATCTTACATCTGTAAACTGCCAAATTGCCGCAAGAGCATTTAACCTTTTCGCTAAATATGTTACCCATGAAAGGAATGGAAGAGAGGTGGGGTCGCTATGTCGTGGGCAAGGTTCTAGGTAGAGGAGTTTATGGTGAAGTTAGAGTAGGACAATCGTCTGGGCCAGGGGAACGATTTGCTAAATCGTCTGGGCCAGGGGAACGATTTGCTATCAAGCGTTTCTTTTCTTCCGGAGAAGGTTTGGATTCACCTGACGAGATTGCCATTGCTTTGCAGGCATCACATGCACACATAATCAAAGCTGTAGAATATTTTTACCAAGGGGAACAAGATTACCTAGTTATGGAACTGGCCGACACTAACCTGCAAGACTATCTCTTCTCAAACAGCTTGTCTATAGAGGACAAGGTTAGGCTATTCTATGAATTGGTTAGTGCGGTAACTTACCTGCAGGAGAATGGTTTCTACCACTGTGATATCAAGCCGGTTAACGTTCTTGTCAAGGATGGTCATGTTAAATTAGGAGATCTAGGCCTAACCAAATATAAAAACGTTACGGGAACCTCTTGTCAGACCTATGCCAGTCCACAAAGTGTAATTGCTAATTATCAAGCCTCTAGAGTTAGGGTTAGAATAGACCAAGACCTGGAAGCTATCTTTCAGGAGAGAACAGAAAACTTTACCAACGATGTTTGGGCCTTGGGTATAACCTTTGCCTTTCTTCTTACAGGAAGAGTGCTCTTTTACGAAGTGGACACGGCACAAAAGGTGGTTGATGGTATACAAGAGTACATCCGCAACCCTGAAGGATACCTTTTACAGAATGCTCTACCTGAGGACTGGGTGCCTTTACTCTTGCAACTGCTTGAACCTAGTGCCAAGCCGCGTTTGTCTGTGGCCAAAGATATTCTCTTACAACCAGAGTTTGTAAGAAGAGGTTTATATAAACCCATTCCAGGCTACGCTCCTGTCTTTTACGATCTACCTTTGATAGATTTCTCTAAAAAGGCCGTATCAGACTCTGATCTCAAAACTTTGTTGGGGTGGATAGACTCTATCGTGAAGTATACTGGAGGAAATTCTTTTGTCTTGCACGCATCTGTAACTTGCTTTTACTACATGATATCTTTTCCCAACCCTAGAGGCGTGCGGCTCTTGGCTGGAGCCTGTGTGAGTCTCATGAATAAGCTCTATTCCAAGTTTCTTGTCGATGTAGATGACCTAATCTACCAGAACAACACAGAGGAAGAACTCTTTGAAGAAGAGAGAAGGATACTGCGAAAGATGCAAGGTAGGTTATATTTTACCACCTTGCCCAAGTTGGCTTTCTCAAACAAGGCAGTAGAGGAGAGTAAAGGACTCCTTCTTCATCCGCTTCTCTACTCTTTCGCCAACTTGCATTCATACATGGACGCTCTTCTCGAAGAAGAGACCATCCAAGAGAGGAATACTCGCCAACCAGTGCTATAATAAATGGTGTTATGAAATTTGCATAATTGCATAACATGATGTGGGGTTCCTACACTACCGGAAAGTCTTTGGGTCAGGGTTTGTATGGTGAGGTTAGAGAAGCGACAGACTCTCAGGGTCAGAGATGGGCCGTGAAAAAGTTTACAGAGAACAAGTATGGAGTAGAGACGCCTTCAGAGGTGGCTCTAACCTTGCAAGCCTCTCATCCGCACATTATCAAGGCTAGAGAGTATTTCTCTGAAGGGAAGAACCAATACCTGGTTATGGAACTGGCAGACATGAACCTTAGAACTCTGGTGGATGAAAACAAACCTAGCCAGGAAGAGTCATTCACTCTACTTTGCCAGGTGCTTGATGCTCTTGCCTACTTGCAAGAGAATAGCTTTCACCACTGCGACATCAAGCCAGAGAATATTCTACTCTTACAAGGCAGTGCCAAACTGGCCGATCTAGGCTTGTGTATGTATGGAAATGTAAAACTCTCTTCTTGTCAGAGCTTTACCAGTCCCCAAAACTACTTTACCAACAATGGTATGTGTACTTGGCAGGTTAAGAGACATTCAAGCATCTTTGCACAAAAAGTAGATTACCAAGCTAGCGACATTTGGGCTCTGGGGGTAACCTTTGTCTATATACTTACGGGCAAGATCCTCTTTTATTTATCTGAAGGTCCTCTGGAGGAATTTTGCAAGTTTATCGATGATCCTGTTTCTTATCTGTGCGACGTGGCAGAGGTAGATAAGAAGTGGATAGACTTGCTAATTAAGATGCTACACCCGGACCAAAAGGAGCGCCTGCATCTGGCCAAGGATGTCTTGGCTCTGCTTAACAAAACACCTCTTCCCGGTTCTGAACCTATCCTTTACAATCTAGACATCACGGTTACCGTAACCAAGAACCTCTATACTGTCATAGATTGGCTAGAAGAGGTCTTTGAAGAGATTAGACTACCTTGTCACGATGCTGCAGCTACCATTGCTTGTTTCTATTATGTGTTTGATGACCTGACAGACAAGGGTAGGAATGGCAAGATCATGCAGTGCTTGGCTTGTGCTTGTCTCTTTCTCATGAACAAGACCTATAGTTTTACTGCCGTAAACCCTGAAGATCTAGTCTATTATGCTGCAGACGTCTTTACAAAGGAAGAACTTTATGAGATGGAGAGAAGGGTGTTTGATAGACTAGGAGGCAGAGTCCTCTTCCATACCTTGGCAACCTTGGCTTTCTCCAGAACTGTCTATCACAAGGCTAAAAGAGCCCTACTTTACAGTCCCAAGGCCTACTCTAGTACCAACCTGGTAGAGTACATGAGCAATCTAGAGTTTGTAGAAGAGAAGAACAATCGCGAGCTAGTTAACTAAACCTATACAGATTTTGGTGTTATGAAATTTGCATAATTGCATAACATGATGTGGGGTTCCTATACCATCGGTAAATGCCTAGGTAAAGGTTTATATGGTGAAGTTAGAGAAGCCAGAGGAGCAGATGGTAAGAGGTATGCCATTAAAAAGTTTTTACTTGATTTCGACTGTGGTGTGGAGGCTCCGCAAGAACTTGCTCTAACTTTGCAGGCTTCTCATCCTCATATTATTCAAGGTAAAGAGTATTTCTTTTACAGAGACGAGCAGTATCTGGTCATGGAACTGGCAGAAACCAACCTTCTCAAGTATGTCAAGGAGAATAAACTTGCAGAGGGAGAGATGTGTAGACTATTCTACGAACTGGTTAGTGCTCTGGCCTACCTGCAAGAGAATGGCTTTCACCACTGCGACATCAAGCCAGAGAATGTTCTCATCAAGGATGGGCATGCCAAACTGGCAGACTTTGGCGTCTCTGGTTACAAGAGTATACAACCAGAATGTTGTAACAGCTTTGCCAGTCCACAGAATTACTTTGTTAATCATCGTCTGTATAGACGAGAGATGCCTGAGAAACATGTAAAGATCTTTGCACAAGAAGTAGATTACCAAGCTAGCGACATTTGGGCTCTGGGGGTAACCTTTGTCTATATACTTACGGGCAAGGTTCTTTTCTATGACGCTAACAATCCTCTACAAGAACTATACAAGTATGTGGATGACCCTGGTACTTACCTGAGTGTCAACTGTACAAACCTTTCCGAACCCGGAATAAGTCTGCTCAAGAAGATGCTGCACCCCGATCAAGAGCAACGTATAAAACTAGCCAAAGACATAATCCAGTTCTTACCAGGTTACCAAGGTAAAGAACTTGTTCTCGGTTCTGCTCCCATCTTTTACAATCTAGATATCAAGGTTACTCTAGACAAGAAGCTATCTATCTTGGTCGATTGGTTGAAAGAGTCCTCTAAAGAACTTGGTCTATCCTACTTTGACCTGACAGCCAGTATAGATTGCCTTTACTATGTCTATGATGACCTGACAGACAAGGGTCAGAACAATAAAATCATACAGTGTGTAGGTTGCGCTTGTGTCCTTCTCATGAGTAAAACTTACAACTCTGCCGGTATCAGCCCGAGTGAGTTGCTCTATTACTCTGATGGCGCCTTTACCAAAGACCAACTCTATGAACAAGAGAGAAAGATTTTACACAAGCTTCGAGGTAAAGTCTTTTTCAACACCCCGACACTCTTGGGGTAAGAAAAGAGCACACTAGTCCTTTGTAATTACGCTAATTACAAAAGATAATCACGGCCTCTTCAAATGCAAGCTGCCAAAAGCCTTTCAGGTTACACTATAACAAAAACTTTAGGTAAGGGTTTGTATGGTGAGGTTAAGTTGGCAACTGGTCCTGATGGACAAGAGTATGCTATTAAAAAGTTTAGAGGAGTTTTCTCAGAGGGAATAGAGACTCCTTCAGAGGTGGCTCTAACTTTGCAGGCTTCTCATCCAAACATCATTCGTGCTAAAGAATACTTTTTTAAAGATGGTGTACAGTACCTAGTTATGGAGTTGGCCCAATCTAACCTGGAAGAGTATGTGCAGGAGAACGATCTTACACAAGAAGATAGAGTTAGGCTACTTTACGAACTGGTTAGTGCTTTGGTCTACTTGCAAGAGAATGGCTTTTACCACTGTGACATTAAGCCTATAAATATCCTTATCAAGGACAATCATGTGAAACTGGGCGATCTAGGCATCTCTGCTTACAAGAGTGTGCGCAGTTCTGTCTGTAACAGCTTTTTCAGCCCACAAGACTATTACAAAAACAACTTGCTAGCCTTTGAGGATGGAGGAGAGATACCGGGAACCTTTATAGATGTGTTTCAAGAGACGGTAAACTACCAAACTAGCGACATGTGGGCACTAGGTGTAACCCTGGCCTTTATTCTAACAGACAAGTTGCTTTTCTATACAGAGGATGCCCTACTAGCTATGTATGAGTACCTTGACAACCCTAGAGAATACCTACAAACAAACCTTCCCGGTCTATCAACTTCTTGGTTGGATCTTTTAGAAAACATGCTGCAACCCAAGCAAGAAGACAGAATTCACCTGGCTAGAGAAGTGCTACAGTATCCCGAGTTTGTTAAAAGATCCTTCTCCAAGCCTATTCCCGGTTTAGCCCCTATCTTTTACAATCTAGACATCGCGGTTACTCCAGATCGTAGAATAAGAGTCTTGGTAGACTGGCTAGAAGAGGTTAGAGATGAATACAAACTAAACTCTTTTACTCTAGCTTCTACAGTAGCCTGTTTATACTATGTCTTTGATGACCTGACAGACAAGGGTCGTAACGTTAAAATCTTGCAATGTCTGGGTTGTGCCTGTCTTCTCCTCATGGCCAACGTCTACGATGCTCATCCACCTCTGCCTGAAGACCTGGTATACATCTCTGCAGACATCTTTACCGAGGAACTGCTACTAGACATGGAGAGAAAAGTTATGGACAAGCTTTCCGGTCGACTCTACTTTAACACCCTAGCAACCTTGGCTTTCTCTAGAGATGCCTATGAAAAGAGTAAAGAGGTTTTGTTTGACGCTTCTCTTTACTCTAATACTAACCTAGCAGAGTACATGAAGGAACTAGAACTAACCGAAACCATCCAAGAGAGAAATACACGCCAGGATGTTTAAAGTTTTAGGTAGAGAGGCTAGTTTCCCTCCTTCACTCAAGGATTTAGTTTGTGTTAGCATCCTAACACAAACTATACAAGGTCTACCACAAGATCTCGTAGACTATCTAGAAGAGTACAAGAGAAGAAAGTTTATTTCCATTTCTTTCATCTCGGACGGTTCAGGCATGGCCATGGCTTTTATCAAGCATGGTAGAAAGAATGGACCTAGTTATGATGTAACCTCTCTAGAGAGGGTCTGTGTAGTCTTTTCTGTTAACGGATATGAGGTTAAGATAGATCTGCTCTTGTCCAGTCTGAAAGAGACTTTGAGCGTGGTGTTTTGCGATTTCAACCTTTTCGTAAAACATGGAAACAACTTTGCGGCCATGCACGTTCTAGAGCGAGAAAAGCATCTGAAAATATAGCTGGGCCTTAACCATGTTTCGTGTCAGCAAACTTGCCTTTCTAACTCCTTCCGCCACTTACAACTATAGTGTAGTTTTGTTTGAGAACATGCCTGCCTCGTGTTACCAAAACTTTCCCAGCTTTCCTAATTGTCACACCTTGTTTGTAGTAGACTGCGACAAGAACTTTGTCTTTCACCACGTCCTACAAAGGCATTTCCCCAATGTTACCCGGTTGTTTCTCTACTCTCATCCTTGCGACTCATGCGTTCTCTACAGAGATTTCCCCATTATCTATCTAGCAGAGAGGCATGCACACTACAAGAAGAGATGGGTTCCAGACCGTAAGAACATCTATCTCATCAGTCAAGAGAGACTAGAAGAAGAGATAAAAAACAGTGAAGAGATGGCCAAGCTTGAGGATCGAATTAGCTACCTAGAAGACCGAGCCAAGGTTTACAAAGAAGCCATGCCCGAGGACTCTTGTAAGACTCAGTAAGATAACACCTGAGACATGTAGATTAATACCTCTTGTAAAGTAATTAACATCCTGTAATCTTGGATGTTAATTATCTGTAGAACACATCTACTACCTGTAGAACACATCTACTACCTGTAGAACACATCTACTACCTGTAGAACACATCTACTACCTGTAGAACACATCTACTACCTGTAGAACACATCTACTACCTGTAGAACACATCTA